TTCTTCCGCAGCAATCTGTTCGCTAATGGACGGGCCAGTAGCTTTTGTGGGGAAAGCAGGTTTTTTGGCCCCAATGTAGCCCGCGTAGCCCGGCTCTTCGGGTGCTTCTGGCTCGATAGCAATATCAGCCTTGGGCTCTTCGGCCTTGGCTTTTTCTTCCGCAGCTTTGGCTTCAGCGTCAGCCTTGGCTTTTTCTTCCGCAGCTTGGTCTGCCTCTTGTTCCGCTTCTTCTGTAAGCTCGTCGACGCGCTCGTCTACTGCATCGTCTCTAGCGGTTTCAAGCTGGTCACGCATTATGTCGAGCACGTCATCAGCAGTCTGCTCACGGTCACTCAAGGCTTCTTGGATGTCACTGATGTCATCGAGTACGCCATTTTTCTCCAGCTTAAACATGAAGGGGCGTAGTTGTGCCTTGGTCTCAACCCGGTCACCGTCTTCAATGCGGCGCAGTGCCTCGCCAATAGGCCCAGCGTCTATTTCAGCTTCAGCCTTCTCCCGAAGAGCTTGTTCTTGCTTCTCGTCTTTTTCTCTCTCAGCCCTTGCGTCGGCTTTGGCTTTTGCTTCGGCATCGGCCTTGGCTTTTTCGCTAATGCGCAAGTTGTTGGCTTCTACGTTAGCCTTGGCTCTTGCCTCAAATTTTTCTTCAGCGGTAGGTTTTTTTGTTTCAACTACCGGAGCAGGGGTCTCCGCAACAGGCTCTTCAACCGCAGGGGTCTCCGCAACGGGTTCTTCAACTACCGGAGCAGGGGCAAGTTTTTCAGTGAGTTGGCGCTTTAGTTGGCCAAGTTCATCCAGACGCGTACGCTTAGTCGTACCCTTTTTAGGGAACCGTCCGTCTTTGCCGAGCAGGGTAGCCCCTTCTGTTTCGATGTCAGCAAGGTGCTGTTGGATTTCAGCCGGGTCGGTTGCAGCGGCAGCAGTAGCTACATCAACCTTGACGCCTTGGGCTACTGGGGCTGCGGGTGCTTTTTGTTCTTGCGTTTCTGTTTGCTTGGCTTCAGCTTTGGGGTTTAATGCCTCTGCTACTTTAGCGCCAAGGATTTGTTTTTCTTTGCCACTGGAGGACAACCAATTCTGCAAAGCACTTACAACAGGCGCTGGCAAATTAGGATACATAGCTGGCAATTCAGCAGCGGAAAATACGTTAGGTCGCCCATCGTATTTTTTGCCCTCCGCGTAAAATGTATTCCCAGTACCGTCGGATTTTCTTACAAGAAATTGGGGTTTACCGCCATTGTTGCTAAGTTCAAATTGTGTATCGCCTTGGTTGAATTGGAGATGCGGGTCACCTGACCCAGCATCGCCTCTATAAGTAAAAGCGGGCGCAGGGGGTTTAACTACTGCGGCTGCGGGTGCTTTTTGTTTTTGCGTTTCTGTTTGCTGGGTTTGAGCGGCTTGAGCGCCACTTGGGGTTTTTTCTATTTTGGTTACTAAGTTGTCAATATTCCTACGTACAGTAGTCAACGTACTAGGCGTACCGTTTTCTGCTGGATTAAACCCCGCATTAATAGCATCTATATGTGCGCCAGTAGAAGAAACACGCGGATGCGTGTCATTAGAACGTATATCTCCAATTTGTTTGTCAAGCGTTTGCGCAGCGTCACGCAATGCGGGGCTACCATAGTAGTCCACCATTTCTTTGCCACCGGTTTTATTTATCCACCCATCATTGCCAATACCAAAAAATGGATACCATTTACCAGCAGGAACATCAACTTTTCCACCGCTGCCTGTGCTTAAATAAAACGGTACTTGTACACCGTTTACATTTACTAATACAATTTTTCTTCCGTTGTAGTCGATGATGTTGCTTTCACCGGAACTACGTTGCAATGGTTGCCCTGCCCCCGCAAACGAAACTGTTTCGTACGGGATAGTTGTTAAACTAAGGTTGGTTCCTTCACTTAGTGCAGCGGGTTCAGGTGTTTTTCCTGCATCAGACACTCCAGCATTCGGTTCAACAGGAACCACTCCATCTCGTGCAGGTGTTTCAGGTCCTCCGGGGGCTTCTGCTCCGGGCTCACTAACCACGCTAGCGCGCTTTCGACTTGGCTTGGGCTTAGTTCCTGTAACATCTAGTGCTCCTTGCTCTTTTGCAAGAGCGTCGTTTTCAAGTTCATCCGCAATCTGTTGGGTGGCCGTAGCATACGCTTGATTGGGCTCCATGCCAGCAGCAATGAGTTCTTGGGCACGGGTCTTTACGGCAGTGTCGGTTGGCCCTGCTGCCATCTTACGGTTACGCTCATCTTCCGCAGCTACTTCGTCTTCAGCAAGACGGGCTGCATCTTCTTCGTTTCCAATGACTTGCGCTAGCTCTTGCGTGCGTTTAGCAACGCGTTCTTGTCGAGCCTGTTGTGCTGCCGCAGGGGGTGGCGGTGGGGTTTGTGTTCCACCGGGAGGAGGTGGGGGGGCTTGTGTTCCGCCGGGAGGAGGTGGAGGAGCAGTGGCGGCTTCAGGGGTTTGGCGTCCTTGTAACAAACCAACAGTGCTACCCATACCAAAACCACCTAGGCCTGCTTGTGCAGCAGTTGCCCCCAAGCCCTGAGTCAAACTTTGCTCAGGGTTAACCATACGAGCAGCTATGTTCTGTACACCTTGACCGCCAACCTCTTCAACTATTTCACCGGGGGACTCTTTCACTCCACCTACAACGGCTCCAGCAACACGGCCCAGCTTGCCTTTTTCTCCAGCAAGCGCACGCTCCATAGCCTGTGCACCGGGCAAGCGTTGAGCCAGCAAGGAAATGACCGCGCCCGCAACACCAGCGGCTCGGGCTTTGTTTATAGTTTGTTCTGCGGCCTGTTCTGGGGAAACGCCTTTGGCTATCAGTGCGTCATAGACCTGCTTGTAAGCACCAACACCTACGTCTGTACCTTGTTGTACTGCTCCAGTACCTACGGAAGCTGCTGCACCGCGTTTAACCGCCGACTCAGTAGCTTTCTTTACGGCTACACCAAGCGCCTTCTCAGCAGCTTGTTTTGCTGCCACAGTGGTTGCTGCTTGTGCGGCAACTTGCAATGCCTTAACTTCCGCTGCTGCTGCTGGCCCTACTCCGGGTATGAATGCCGCAATTATGGACGGGATAGAAGCGGGGGCTTGCTCAGCTAAGAACGCACCCAACTGCATGGGGTCAGTCCCAGATTCATAAAGCTGTGTTTTGAACGCCGCCCACTGCCCACCAGTCTTTTCTGCTTCTTGAACTTTCCTTGCAGTCTCGGCTTCACGACGTTTTAGCTCCGGGGACTTCAGCGTTTTCGCATAGTCCTGCATCTCTTTACCAACACCTTGCATTCCGGTTGTAGCAAAGTCCTTATCCTTGATTGCACCTGTAGCCAACCCGTACAACTGACCGGGAAACTGAGCAAGTTGCCCAAGACCGGATATAGCACTAGCGCCTATGTCGGTAGCAGCTTCACCCCAAGTACGTTCGCCTTTTTTTGCGGGGGCAACGGCAGGAACGGCAGTTTTTTTGCCCCCGTCAAGTGCAGTTACGGTTTTACCAAAGTCTTGTTCAGCACGGGTTTGTACTGCGGCAGGAGTAATGTCATCAGGTGCGCCCTTGTAAACATGGGACGAACCGTCATCAAACGTAACGGTGATGTCTCGTGCCATTACGGCTCCTTATTACCAATTACTTACTGATGGCCCACCTGTGGGGGCAGGACGAGCACCACTTGCGGCAGGCTTGCGTTGGTTCGTCCTATAGCCTTGTTCCACACTTCTATCTGATTCAGCTTCCATTCTTTTCTTCACGTCAGAGGGAGCGCGGTTGTACTCCCTATTGAGAAGTAACGCCTCTCTAGCTTTTATTTGTGCAGCTTGAATGTCTTTTGCACTGGTATTACCCAAACCTACTTCTGTCAACCCCGCTTTAGTTGGCCCAACGTCGCTAGTTTTCCATGCAGCCGCAGCTTCTATAGCTGCTTGTGCGGCGGCTTGTTTAGCGGGGTTTTTAGGGTCTAGCTTAGCAGCAAGTATCGCCGCGTTCAAAGCATCGTAACCTTTTGGTGCCCCACCACCTCCGCCACCTGTAGACCGGTATGGTTTTGCAGCGGCGGCAACGGCGGCGGCAATCTGACCCTGTTTCAGCAGTACATCGACTCTTTCTTTGTCGCCTTCACGCAGAGCTTTAGCCAATTCAGCTTCACGAGCAAGAGCTTCTTTGCCGAGGCCCATGCGTTCCTTACGGCGCTCGCTAGCAAGCTGGAATAAGCCTTCAGCAGAAGCACGCTTACGCGCTCTGGATTCTTTAAGGGTTTGCCCGTAGGATGAACCAGCAGCCCCAAGTGCATTACCAGCAGCCCTTGCAAAGTCATTCCCTTGGAGCAATGCCGCTGCGCCTTGCATTGCAGCTAGTCCTTTACCCTCGGACAACATATTTGCATCTTCGGTATCAAACCCTTTCAATGTCTTTTCATAGTCGGCATAAGGGTCAGGGCCACCCATTTCTTGGGCTTGCTTAAAGTAGGCTTCAGCATCAGCCGCTTGCTCTTCACGGCTGCGGCCTTTTGATGGTTGGAAGTTACTCAGTGCAGCGTTATACCCCAGTGCATTTTGCAGTGCTTGGCTGTACAGCGCAGGATTACCCGGAGCATAAGAACCCGGAACAGAACCACCATCATCAAAAGCAACCACGCCGCCGTGAGCCATGTTGTAAGCACCGGCAAGTCCGCCCCGCTCAGAAGCACGGGTAGCAAGTTCAAGTTGCGCCGCTTGGAGCTCGGCTGCGCTAGAGGGACTCTGAATAATTTGCTTCAGTTGTTCATCGGTCAGCTTATCTACCGCATCGGCCATTTGGTTCTGGTCGTTCATCGCGTTGATATCACCGCCCCCAGCATAGCTATCTACTTGCCCGCCATCAGCAAACATGCCCAACTGTTTTGCGCCATACGCGCCCATACCCAAAGCACCAATAGTCTGCAATGTTGACGGGGGAGCTTGATATATCTGCGCAGTGGACTGCTGACCCAACGGTAAGCCGCGAATCAAGTCAGACATAAAACCAATCTGCTTGTACGGGTAGTTCTGTTGATTCATAAAGTCTTGATACCCAATGTCTAGACCTTTTTGCGCTTGCGCTTGTTGCTGATTGCCGTATTGGTTCTGCAACTGATTGATAGCCACATCTTGGGTAATACCTTGACGGAACTGATTTGCAGCTTGGTCGTACGCAGCTTGGGAACCCTGCGCTTGAATTTGATTCATTTGCTGGCCAAGGTTGCGCTCACGTTCCGCACGCATGATGGCATCGCGGCCACCTCCAAAAGCACCGGCCTGAGCAGCTTGCGCTTGTTGTTGCGTACCCATGATTCCCGACTGCCGAGCAGCCTCTTGCTTTTGCACGTCCACCACATTCTGCATGTAGGGAGACATGTACGCGCTCATGTTTTGCTGGAACGCCTCTGGCCCAGCCGACATGTTTGAAGCCGCTGTTTGGGCTTGCTCTTGCATGGGGGCAAACCCAGCAAGCCGGGGTTGGGTGTAAGTCTGGTACGGATTTTTGTTGATGTCCGTCAGGTTGCCTGCGTTTGCCAGCGTATCTTTAGCGTAACCCTTAGCCCAGTCTGGAAGTTCAGTGGAACTTACTGTAGTGTTTTGGGGGGTAGAACTACCACCTCCACCGCAAACTAAGCCGCCATCGGCCTTACGATACGTTGCGGAGTCCCCAAGGGGCTCACCCATTGCATATAGTTGCCGACGAGAGTAGCTCATACCTTCTCCAGAATCTTTGTAAATAGCTTGTCAGTAAGCTTGTACCCGAGGTACTCAAACAGATGCGTGTTGTCCATGTGGATTTTCGTGTGCATGATTATCCTATGGATACCTTCTTTTTTAAGCACGTCTTCAGCAAACTGAAAAAGACGGATTCCTACTCGACCCTTGCGGTGTTCCTTCTTCAAGAAATAAATATCCTCAAAGGCAGTCATACACGACCGGTAGTGCAGGTGTGGGTGCACTATAAAAATCGCGTACCCAATCAGCTCATTATCCTCTCGAACCGTAATGCAGCGCAACATCCCAGCCACATGAAGCCGTCCGTACGCCTCGTAGTCGGGCATAAGCGGAAAGTCCTTGGTAACGCACAACTCATCATAGTGCTCAGGCAAGACTCCCTTTAACGCCTCAATGAACTCGGCGGGGTCTTCGGTCTGATATGTTACCGTCATGCGGGCAAGTACTTGTCGGCGCGGCTATTCACCGCGACTTTGCCTTTACCTACAGACTTCTTGCGCCCAGCTTGGATTCGGTCCATCATGGCGTACAGTTTACGTGCACCGGCCTCTGTAGAGCCATTGCCAATTTCGGAGACGATACGGGCGGGAATCACGAATTCACCGTCGGCCAACCGAGCAGGGCGTCCCTTACCAATAGTGGCTGGAATTGAATCGGACACACCATCACCGGGGCCCTTGAGCAACCGGCCACCGTCCGAGTACGAACCTAGGTTGTAGGGGTCGGAAACACCGCCATCCGCATACATTTGTGGGGGATGAAAGCTGTATTTACCACTTTGAAAAAACGGCTGGGGCGGGCGTAGATTACCGCGCACGTTACCACCACGGGCCATACGTTCTGAAATCATTCCACCGTGTGCAATACCGTTATAACCCTCACCTTGCTCGCCTTTATCGCCTAGCGGATTATCTCCACTGGTATCAGGTGAACCTTGAGGCCCTTCATCAGCACTTGGGGCTGGTGGTTCTGCTTCCGTTACTGGGGCTGGATACCGACTTAGTAAACTTTGTATTTCTCTAGTGTTTTCAGCCGCAATACCTTCCGGGGAAGCATTAAATGCATTTTCCGCTCTACCTTGGCTAGTCAATACAGGGCCTCCAAACTGGTCAGTAACATTTCGCCAAGCACTTCCAAGACCGCCAAAACTTGCAGAAACGCCCGCAAGCCCATGACCACCCGTAGCGGGTGCGCCAAAAGCGGGGTTATACCCCCCTTGAATTCCAGCATCAGAAACTATGCCGTTATTGAGGGCCGCATACTCCCCAAGTGAAGGCCCAATCATGGCCGCAAAAGTTTCGGCACTAGGTATTCCTAGTGTTTCAGGTTTTTTACCTATATCGGTATCAGCCTCTGCTTTAATTTCATTAATGCCCACAATATCGGGGGCAGCAAACATCCTATCTGCTTCGTCTGCGGCGCTATAAGGGGTTAATGCTTCGTTGGCTTTATTTACCTCTGCTTGATATGCTTCTGGGGATAAAAACTGATTGCTAAAATTTACAGGCGCAAAACGGTCACCCCGCTCAAGGTTATTTATTGCATTTGCATTGTCTTCCGCCGTATACATCCCCAAAGGGTTTTCCTGTACAAACCTGTCACTGTATGGGCTATCTAATTTGTTAATCTGGTTTTGTAAAGAAGATATTTTGTCCGATAAAGCAAGCCCTGAGTCCCCCTCCACAACGCTAGGGTCCGCATTAACTAAATTAACTGATTTTTGCAATTCGCGCTGTAAAGTAGCTTTTTCAAACTGTTTTTGTTCAGCAGCAGCAATTTGTGCTTTTGTCGCCCTTTCTGCTGCATCTTCAGCTTCAATCTGAGCAAACGGGTCTACGGGTTTATTCGCCTCTATTGCACGTTGTTGAGCAAGCCCTTGTAGTTTATTTTGGTCTGCTAAGGCCATATTACCACCGGCTGTAGTCCCTGCTGGTATTGAATCCCCCGGAGCAAATAAATTACCATATCGGTCTCTAAAAAACGCTTTGTCAGTATAGGCAGTGCCAGCGGGGAAAAACCCTGCCGGTTGGGTAGAGGGGTCAGCGTATTTCCCTACTTGATTTAACGTAGGGTCGGAGCTAAAGAACCCAGCAAATGGGTCGCCTTTTACTTGCCCGCTTGCTGGGGCTAAGCCGCTTTCAAGACTACGTAGTTCAGATCCCCGCAAAGGGTAACCAGAAACATCCGTACGCGAACTTAATGGGGCGTCAGCAAAATTACCGGAAGGGTAAGCAGCAGGAGTTTCAGGGTTATAACCGCTTGGGAGCCCCACCATGCCTACACTTTTGGGATTGCTAACATCAGGCCCCATAAATTCTTGGAACTTGTCGTAGGCAAATTTTAACGGGGAGGTAATAAGCCCTAGCGCATCTTGTGCTAAGGCCGTATTAGGGTTTTCTAACCGCCATGCTTCTTTTTCCGCATCGCTCATTCCAGCCCATCGGGCGCTAAAGCTATTTGGGTCTTCGGGTTCACGATTACCACCACCGCCACCACCATCGCCACCACGGGCATTAGCGCGCATTCTTGCGGCGTATTCTTCTGGAGTTTCCGCAGGGGGTGTAGCAGGAGCATATGAATTACCCCCAGACTTCCACCATTCGTACTTGTTGGTGGGTGAAGTTGCAGCAGCGCCTGAGTTAGCCACTCGTTGGAGGTACTCGGCAAAAAGTTGCTGCTGGTTGCGTGGCGCAGAAGTAATACCGCCGGTAGCCATGCGTGTAACGCCCCCCTCAGCAGCGTAGTAGGGGCGGTTGTAGGTCTGCTCTACACCTTGCATGTTGGGCTTGGGTAGTGGGTTGCTCCAGCCGGGGTAGTAGCTAAGTCCAGCCCTAGGTCCACGGTCAGTATCCGCAGCCTTTTGAGGTGTTTTGTTTTCGTCGGGGGCTATCGCGGCTAAGCCTACACCAAGAGACGTAAGTGGATTGGCCTTGATGTAGTTGATTGCGTTGGTTCCGCTGGCCCCAGCTTTGAGCGCATCAAAACGCTGCCCCATAGACATACTATCCAATGCCGCTGCTTGTTGGGCTGCTTGGGCCGCAGGGGTTGCCGCCGCCGCCGCTTGGGCTGCTTCTGCTGGTGCTGCGCTAGCAAGAGAAAGATATTCGGGTTTATTGGTGAAGCTGCTTAAGCTGCCTAAAGAAGAGCCAGCAGTCGAAGGCGTGGCAGCAGAAGCACCAGTAAGGGCATATGGAGATGTTGCGCCCGCAGGGGTCTCAAGTACCGTCGCAGGAGCCGCAACACCAGCATTCATAAAAGCCCCAGCCATACCCGCACCGCCGTACGCACTGATACCCGCCATCATTCCCTTCTTTAGGTCTCCACCGTTAGTTGCAGCGGACGTAGCTCCAACAGCCAATGCCGCATAGCCAGCGGGTACACCCATAGCGGCTAATCCAGCGCCAGCGGCTATAGGTAGCAGAGCAGACAGGAACCCAGCTTCGGGAAGTCCAGTGTGGGGGTTGGTAGTCAGGGAACCGCCGTGCTGCTGAGCCAACGCTTGCAGACTTGCTACCTCTCCGGGGGTCATATGGACGAGCGTAGTGTCGGGCCCACGCCCATGAGCGGCTAGGTGTTTGGCAGCGAGTTGTATGCTCATAAAAAGTCCTTAGACGGCAGTATGTGCCATTGTATCTTTTAACCTATTTTCCAGTTGGTTCCGTCCGAGTAGACGGGGACTTTGTTAGCCCCACCTCCAGCTACGGTAGAAGCAAAAACAGCTAGGGTGGCATCCGATACAAAAGACCGTGCTCCAACCCCGGCAGTAGCTGCGCTGGGAAGGGTAGCTACCGTGTAAACGGTTGGAGTTGGGATGTACGTGGAAGCCGAACTAAACTGCCCCAGCAAGTTATCTACTTGGTTGAAGTACAACCGCAAGATGTTATTAAGCTGGTTGATGTAGTTGATGTCGTATTGCACAGTAGCCGCAGGCAAGCGCGGCGCAACTATCCGGTTAAGGGCTGTATCAGAAGTAACAATATAGGTCATCGTCTGCCGTCCGGTCTGATGTCAATACGGGGAGCGCCAAGCTGCCACTGCGTACCGATTGTGTTGGATGAAATCTTCATTTGCATTTGGCGACCACGGATGCGGATGTAAACCTGCCCTGTGAACTCGTCTACATTGATGACCGATGGCGCAGAACCGTTGTAGGTCACCGCAGCATTGCCGGTCTGCGTAATGCCTGAGCCAGAATTAGTAAATCCTTGCAGGTACATAGTCACAGCAGGCGTTGTACCACCCGTAGAGCCTCGGAACGTCAGGTCAGGAATCATGCGGTACACAAACGCAAAGTTGTGTCCGTCCCCAATGTCGTATTGAGCGGATGTGATGTACGCCTCAATCGGTAGGACTGTGCCTGTCTCGTTGTTATCCACACCAAATTCATGACTAACAATGTTGTAGCTGTATGTAGCAGCAAGGGGGTAATTGCGCAGCCCGGTATCTAACCAAGCTGTACGAGCCATAGTACCGTACTGCCACACGTCTTCTGCGTAGTTGTAGATGACGTACCTGTCGATGGTGTTGCTGTCCTGTGAGCAGTAAAAGAACCAAGCCTCATTGAAGCCTTCATTGGTACTAGCAAACACTTGGTCAAACTGAGACTGGTTAATGTCGTTGTAGATGAATTGCCGCAAGTCACAGCGAAGAGTCTGAATCCGTCCGTCGTACTTGTAGAACTTGTCCACACCCATCCAATAGGTAATCCCGGAAGCCATAGCCGCAGCGTTTGGCCCTGCAATAGATACGTTGTCGGCAAGTAGCTGAGTTCCCCACACATAGGGTGGCCCAAGGTACTGCAAAGAATACAACGCTTGGTCAGTCCAGACCACAATCTCCTGACGGCTTTGCAGCGTAGTGACAATCTTGGAGCCATGAGACAAGCGCACGCTCCCTGCTTGGTTAGTCACCGCTGGATACCACGTAGTCAGCGATTCTTGGTCAGACCACCGAATGAGCATGGGGTCAAGGATAGTGCTGCCGTAGTCGTTTGTGCCAAATACAAGTAAAAATCGACTGACATCTGAAACAGTGAACGTATTTTGGTACAGCGGGGTGTAGCCGTCTGCACCTGCAAGTGAGGAGAGCAAAATGCCCCGCTGGGAGATTGACTGCGTGCCAGATTGCGTACCAGTCGTAGTGATTGCAGCACCTCCATAAGTAGCTGCCAAGTTAAACGTACTAGCCGTAAGATATTTTGTCCAGTATGTAACCCCCGGCAACAACCCAGTCGGCAACCACCCCGTGGTAGACAGCGTGATAGGAGTCCCATCTGCAAGATTTATGCTAGCCGTAACTACGCAAGGGGCTGCAATGGTCATGGTTATAGTAGACCCACTAAGGCCTATAGTGGCATCCCAGTAATACATCGGAGACCCACGGGGGCCGTACACAAGGTTCTGCCCCCAGTTAATTTGATTCCAAATACGAATAGCATCCGTAGACGTTGTGCCAATACCCCAAGCTCCAGAACCCCAAGTGCCTGCGCCCCACCCGTTTAATGGAACAGTATCCGCAGGGCCGGTCTTAATTTGATAGACAGCGTAGATTGTTCCACCGCCAGACGAGCTTGCAGAGGCTGTGCCTGTGACTGTGATTTTGTAAGTCGTGGAACTTACGTCCGTAATCTGATACTGCGTACCAGTCGTGATAGTGATGCCGTTGAACGTGACCGAAGCCGCGCCAGAGCAGTAGTAGGTAACGTAGTTGTTGTTGCTGAACCCGCCGTTGGCATCTGTTACGGTGACCGTCGTGGTTGTGCCTGTATTAGTAGACGTAGCCGTTGTAAATGGGTTGGTTAGCGTAGTTGTGGCACGTATTGGCGTGATATCGTTGTAGACCCCGCCGCTCTCAATATAGAACTTTAGGTTTGTACCCACACCAAGCAAGTTTAAGGAGCCCAGCGTTATCCAGTTCCATAGGGAGCGGCATATACCGAGGAACGTATTTGTAGAGATGCGTTGCCAGCCACCAATTTTCTCAGGTGTACCTTGACGAAACCGAACCTTGTCGGACTCGTACCAACCGCCCTCATTAGTGTATCGGGTGTTCTCCCTGTTTACACCGGGCTTGAGGAGGACTTTTTGTAGTGGCATGGTGACGGTTACACGTTCCGTTCAAAGTGCGGGCAGTCTACCAAGCTCTTGAAGTTTCCGCCCCAGCGGTTCTTGGGGTGCAGGCTTTCCCAGTATGCACCAAGCGAAGCAAGGATGGCTTTGTCCCAGATTATCTTCCCATCCAGAAAGAAGTTGAAATCAATGGCGCATCGCTTCAGGTGGATGCTGTTCATGGTCTTGCTGCGGCCTGTTTTAAAGTAAATGGCCTGCTGCTCTGGAGTACGGGCAAGCTCACCGCCGGTGACCACAAAACCTCGATTGGTTGCGTATTCAACCAGCTTGCACACATCCAACAGGAAAGCCGCTTGTTCAGCTACTAAACTCATACAAACCCCTTTTTTGAACGATCAAATCAATGCACGTTGCGTCCACTTTTGCGCCCAGCTTGATGTACTCTTGCTTCTTTTTCTCAGCCGCTTCCATGCACTGTTGCCTGTCGGTATAGTGGGAAAGCTGCTGCAAGAACTCGCAATGCCCATTCATGCAGATGTACAAGACGGGAATGAAGATGCTCACTTGTTGCTCCGCATTTCTATAATCTTCTCAGCCGTCCTGCCAGCAAAATATGCGCCCATCACTAGCTGTCCCCAGCCAGCGAGCAAATTAACGTACCCCTCGTTAGCGTTGTACCCAAAAGCCGACATGGTTGTAAAAATAAAATAGGCCAACAAAATAGCCAAAAGGCATATAGGCCGGATGTTCTTTGAAAGCCAAGAGTCAGAAGACATGTCTGCCCGCCAGCGGTCAGTGATGTTGTCGGCATCGTTCTGCGCGGCCTTTGCAACCAATTCCATTTCAGCCATCTCCAGCTTGGCTTTCTCAATGCCTAGTTCAATCAGGCGCTCTTCATGGTGAAACTGCAACTCGCGCAGCTTCTCAACGTCTTCTGGTGTAGGGTTGTCGGGTATCTTCACGCCCAACGTGTTCTCCACCACTTCTTTGCCTTTGGCTTGGATGGCACTGGACAGCAGACCTAGCCCGTTTTGAGCCAGTGTGCTGAGTAACATACCGATGATTGGAATCATGCGCGTCTCCCCAAAAATAGAGTTGTGAAAAAATAACTCAGGCCGATAGCCGCCAAAAATATTGCAATCCAAAAGGCCATACTGACAGCCTCCATTATCTGCTGACGCTTCTTGGCCTTAGCCAGCGCTGCTTCCATCTCCGCCTTCTTGCGCTTCTGGATGATGTTGTTGCGTTCCAGCAGCACACCCTCCCACACATCCGCATTGCCCGACCAGATGAGCATGTTCTTGAGTTCCGTCTCGGCTTCGGCAAGCTGCTTGGCCTGCATCACCGTTTCCAGCGCTTGCGCCGTGTCGCTCTTGAACTTCTTGGGGTTGTTCGCCGCCTGCTGAACAACGTCCTTGGCCTCAAAAAACTTACCCAAATCAGATGCAATGCCTTGGACATCCTTGCCCAGCTTGATGGCTGCTTGGATTCCTTTCACCGCTGCCTGAGCGGCTGCAAATGCGGTGAACGGGTCTATCATTTTCGGTTCACTACTACCCAGCGGCAGATGCGTCCGTCCTTATCTACAAACTCGTTTGTGCTTGGCTTGTCATCTTTCTTGGGAATGCGGCAGACCAACACCGTTTTTGTCTCGGTATTGGGCCACGGGCTGTCAGCAGATGCAAGCTGGTCAATCACGGGTGGGCTGCTTTGTAAGCATCAAATTCTGCTCTGAGTTCGTTGATGGCTGCAACAAGCAGTGGGATGGTATCGGTATAAGACATACCCAGCGTTCCCGTTTCTGGGTTCTGCACGTTGACTGCTTCAGGCAGCACTGCTTGAACGTCTTGGGCAATTAAGAACGGGCGGCGGGTTTGCGTTGTGTCATTGTTGAAGTAGCCAATAACGGTGCGGAGCGTAGCAAGTTTTGCAGATGCATTTTCAATTGGCTCAACAATAGTCTTCATGCGCTCATCAGAAACAGAGTTCCAACTATTGCCGGTATTGGTTAAATAAACTCCAGAAGTTCCAATAGTAGTACCCCCGGTGGTGATATAAAAATTGCTATCGCCACCGTCGCCAAATCCTATATTAACTTCAACTTGGGCGGTTTTAAACATGTAGATAGATAAGGGCGTACTTGCTGGTCCTACTATTTCAAGTTTTGATTCGCCCGACCTGTTTGCAACTGCGCCAATTAGTAACCGTCCGTTATGGCGACCACTGGTGTTCTGAAGTCGCATATCTTCCCTGTATGCGCTACTTGCATAACGGCTAAATGTTAAGTCGCCATCAGCCGAATTGCATCGCAATCCATAGCCGTCAGTTGCATTGCTTTGTTCTAGCTGAAGTTGGTATCCAGAAGTTCCTTGCTTAACCGTTACGTTAGCGCTTGCATTTGGCGAAGTAGTACCAACCCCCACTTTGCCGCCGTAAGGCTGAATTAGTAAATCCCCAGCAGACGAGCCGCCAGCACTCATCTGTATGTAAGGGAGGTCGCTGGGGCCAGAACCAAACTGCAATGAATACCCCGATGTGCTTTTTGGTATGATGTTGAAAGCCGCCAAAGAGTAAGCAGTTGCTAAAGATGATGCATTGCTTGTTCCACCAACAACGGCTAGCTTTGCAACAGGTGAAGCAGTTCCAACCCCCACGTTGCCGCTTGCATATAAGTCAGTAAACGCCCCCGCACCAGAGGTGTTGGCTACCTTTACAAAGTCTGTGCCGTTCCAAGCACACACGGCTTTTTCGCCTTGGACGATAGTTACCCCGGTGGTAGGGCCAACGCCGCGCAGCACGATGCTCTGAGTGCTGGAGCTTTTATTGATAACAACGTACACTTTGGACTGCGCTGGGGCTGTGATGTTACGGGTTACCGTGCCCCCTGCTGTCCACAAGATGATGGCTTCACGGGCTTCGTTGGCAGCACCGGTAGTTGTGGACAGCGTAATGTCTGCGTCTGTGCTGATTGTGGTTGTGCCTGAAACGGCAGAGTCCAGCAACGAGGTAATAGAGTTGTTAACCGTATCGCCCCACGTACCAGACAGTTCTCCAGTGACTGGGAGCGCCAGACCAAGTAGTGATGTATATGCAGTAGTCATGTGTTACCTCAAGTTACTATTTCCGTCCAATTAGCGGTTTGGGTACTGCTTATTGAGCCCCAGTTTGCTGTTTGTGAATTGCCTATATTTTGCCAGTTTGCAGTCTGCATGTCATCAATCAACTTCCAGTAGACAGCGATAACAACACCGATATCTCCTTGTGCGTAATTGCCCGTCAAAACAAAACTTCTTGGCCCTAAACTGACCGTACCAACTGCGCCGCTGGCAGACCTGCCAGATAACGCAATAATTGTCTCAGGCCCAACTGTTCCAATGAAGCCCGCTGCTGTATCTGGCAACAACGGGACAATGACCTGACCCAACGCCCCAACAGCCCCAACACCGGTCAAAGCCTCTGCGTTGGTTACTGCAACTGTTCCAACTGCCCCGCTGGCAGACTTGCCGCTCAAAGCAAAGGACGTATCCCTCGTTAGAGTTCCAACTGCGCCAGTAGCCACATCGCCGGTCAGGGCTACTGTTCTAGTAACGCCCAGCGTTCCTACGCTGCCTGTGGCTGCATTGCCTGCTAGGTCAAACGCTTTGCCCTGAGTAACCGTACCAACCGCGCCTGAAGCCGCCACGCCGCTCAGTGCAACCGTAATGACCGGGCCAACCGTACCTACGAACCCGCTTGCAATGTCCCCCGTCTCTGCTGCGGACTGGCTTGGAGAGACTGTGCCTACCGAACCTGTTGCTGAATTGCCGGTGAGGGCAATCGTAATTCCCGGAGTCGCCGCTCCCACGGCCCCCGAGGCGGTATCTCCTGTTATCTGAAAAGCACCGCCCCAGCCGTTAGCGCCCCAAGTATCGTCGCCCCAGCCGAGAGACACAGCCTATCCTTACGTTGTAGCCAACCGCAGCAAGCCAGTAGTCGTAGTATTGGAAGGCATAGTCAGTGTGAATGTGCCCGCCGTGATGGTCTGGTCACCAAACGTGTAAACGGCCACAGCCTTGTTGCTCTGCGTGGAGTTGTAGACCAAGACCGCGTTGAACGCTGTAGTGATAGTCAGTGCAGTCCAAGAGAAACTTGCCGTAGGAGTCCAGTACGCCACACCGGCAGTCGCCGAACTGTTTGTCGCAATCGGAGCCGTACCGTTGGTCACCGTGACACCGCCAGCCGTGTATCCAGAGCCGGACGTATTGGTCACTTCACCAGTGGTGGAGTACGCGGTAGTGGCTGCATTAACGGTTGCAGAGGTGAAGTAAAGCGCAGCTTTAAACGTATCGGCAGTGGTAGCCGCACGAATAGGAGCCACACCAAAATTGTGCGTTCCAGTCATCAGTTCCCCCATGAAGGAGGTACACATTGAAGCAGTATTTGCCATGATTAGTCCTTAAAAAGTACCGGTTTCGCCGCCAAATGCGGGCATTTTCTTCAGCGTCACATGCACAGACCGGTGAACCAATTCACCATCTAGCCAGTATTCCGTCCACGTAGTCGCTTCATTGTCGTTGTCCACCGTGCCGGTACGGTGTTCCAACAGGGAATCATCCATGTCGCCTTTGGTCGTAGTGACAATCAATTTGAACTCCTGATAAGTGCGGTTGTGGAAGTGTTGGCAGGCATGGTGATTGTAAAGGTCGTGGTTGAGGTTTTGTCTGCCCCAAAGTCAATCACTGCAATGGATTTGTTGCCTTGCGTCACGTTGTAAATCAATGCACACCGGGCGGTGATTGCTGCTGTCCAAGCTGTGTTTGCCCAGTTTACATAGGCCGTGTAGCCAGAAGAATTGATAGCTACCCCAGTCAGCGTATTGCCGCCCGCTGTATAGCCAGACGCTACAACTTCATTGGTGGTTGAGTAGACCGTGGTATCCGCATTCAGATTAGCATTGCCTGTGTACAGCGCAATCTTGAGGGTATCAGTAGCCAAGTTGTGGACGGCCTGATACAACTCCTTCTTGAAGCTGGTAGTCTGCGTTTGAACAATGCTCATGTTACCGCCTGCCTATACTGACCGCTGCGATACGCATCTTGCCGTTCCAGACCATCGCCCAGACGTTTAGCCAGTGCAAGGGCTTCCTTGTACTTGCCTTCATACAACGCAATCAGGTCGGGCTCACCCTTCATAAAGGTGTATGCCTCTACCAACGACCCATACAGCAGCACCGTATCAAAGTTGTCGCCCAGCCAAGTCGTAGAAGCAGTGACAATAGACGCAGGGTAATAGTAATAGTGCAGTTCAGCGGAGTAGGTTGCGTCAGGTGTTGGGCCAAGGATGAACGACAACTCGTTGCTGATAGTCGAGCCTGATACTGTCGGGCCAAACAAGGCGTAGTACTTGGGCGTTCCGGTGTCAGTCGGCGTAGGGTATGCCTCACGCATAAAGTTCACATCCTTATTGAGCAAGAACGTGTACGGGCCGGAACCAGAAAAGATAGCCAAGGAATACGAAGACAAGAAGTCGTCGGGGCAGGACAGGTATTTATTACCGGATGTGATTGTCCCCGTCACGTTCTTACGTAAGAAGGGGAACTGTACCGAGTTGTATATACGCTGCTCTGCTTGCTGGATGAAACGGTTAATCTGAGCCGTAGACGAGACCGTAGACGAATCCGCAAGGGTAATCGTCGGAAAGTTGTTTTCCGTGTAGGTCTGTATCGCCGATACAAGCTCAGAGTAGTTCATGCCATCGGGCCCCTTGCCATCAGGCCTTTGGTAGCTGCGCCAGTTCCCCGTACTTTGATGCCATCGGTTTTGGTGGGCTCGTTACCAGCAGATTTGCTCAACCCACCAAGGCTAACGTCCAAACTGTCCAGCTTGCTTTTGTTGGGTTCTTTACCGGGGCTTGCAGCAATCTTCATCGCCTTGCCATCCATCGTGTGCGGAGCCGCGTAGACGCTGGCTTGGCCAACTTCTTTGCCGCCTTTTTTCATACTGTATGCCATGATTTACCCCGTTTTCTGGCTAGCTGCACGAGACAGATTACGACCAAGACGCATACGGTCATCCGTAGTGGGCCCACCTTTTTTCAACTTCAACGAAGTGCCCTTGCCGCCCTTATGCTCTTGCGCATCGTGCTGCTTGAACGCCTTCTTAATCATGGCCTTGTCTTGCGCCATATCACTTTTCATGCCTTCTTTAGCCATCATGGACTCCTATGAAACCGTTACTGTTACCGTGCCAACACTCGTGGTTCCGACCAAGTAGTTGGGTGTCAGACCCACATCAAAATTACTAGCTCCGCCAATCGGATTCCATCCCCACTGGATGTCTCTACTACCCCCACCGGGGTATCCCAACGTATCCAACCCAGAAGCTACATAGCTGCGGTCGGGGCGCGGATTACGTAAAGCCTGTGGGTCATCTACAGGAAACATACCTAGCTGTAGTTGCGGTTGGTCAGGGTCCCAACATGCTGGGCATACTAGCAGATTGTAGTTCTTCGTCTTGATAATTTCTGTGCGCAGAACCTTCAACTTAAACCGCTGACCGCAGCGGTCACATTCGGAGATTGCATTCTTGCCAGAAGCAAATCTATTACCCATGACTACCGCCCAATATAGGTCTGACGCGGCACCAAACGCAGGGCCGCTTTCTCATGGTCTTCATAGGCTGCAAGTTCCCAAGCCTCGTCATACTGGGCCTTCAGCATAGGTATGCGCTCCATGCCTGTAGGAATTTTGCCCGCGATGTGAAACGCTAGCCCTGCTGCCATGCAGGGGATAAACCGGAATGGTACGTCCATGATGTTCACGCCACCGCCAGCATCTTGGGTACGGCGCAGACGCCAGTAAGCCAGTGTGTATGTTTGCGCGTTGTCAGGTGTAGGCCAGACGGTCACGGCGGGAAGCTGTTGCCAGTAGACGGTAGCCCCAGAAGTGTGCGCCGCAGCGATGGTATTGTTCTGCGCACGAAAACAGCTATACAGGGTATTCCCTGATATGTAGCCGTAGTTGATGGTCTCTGAGTCAATCTTAATAAACCCAGAAGCAGGCAGGCCCACTGTGGAGCTAAGGGTAATCTGGGTATCCGTGCTCGTGATTGTGCTAGCTAAGGTCAACCCCACTACCGAAGTCTGGCCGTTGTACCGTTGAATCCAAATCTGGATAGGCCGCGCTTGGGTCAGCTTGTTAGGGATAGTGGCGTAGGTAGAAACACTGATGCGGGTAATGGTCAGGTCGGCCTGATTGGAAGTGCTGTTGGCATCCGTGCGGATTAGGTGCTCCAGCAAATCAATCGTATCGTCAGGCAGGGGGTAGGTGTTCTGCCCTTGCACCAACTGAATTGTGCCCGGCTCAATCGTCCACAGGTTAATGCCTCGGTTAGCCCAGTCGGCAAACATGATGTTGAGGCTGCGCCGCGCTGTGCGCAGGTCATAGCCCGTACGTAGTTCGCTTCCAGCCCGCTCAAAAGCCTCCTCGACCAACTCGGTGAGGTCGAGGTTAAAAGCTGTGGAGCCGGAGGTATTTGCCATTATTTCTTCAGACCTTTAAGGGTTTCAGCCAGACGGGCACGTTGACCCATCTTGCCGGGAGCTTTTGCAGCCTTAGCAAGCTTTTTAGCGGGGATAGGCTTATCGCCCTTCACACCAAGCGATGCACGCAGTGCACCGGGCTTTTTAATTGCTTTCTGAATCCACTTCTCGGCCATTATCTGTACCTCGCTGTTTTACTTGCAATGCTCTTGGGCTGGGCTACGAACTGTTTACCTGCTGCTTTACCCGCACGTTTGGCTTTGGTGGTTGCAGCGTACTCGGATGGGGACAAGGACTTTATAGCAGCTTCAGGGAGGTATCGCTCACCTGTTTTTGACGATGGCTTTCCCGACTTAGTGCGCCATTTCTGGTCACCCCAAGCTTTGAGGGATTGCTGCGGTGCTTTCAATCTCTGTACCCTCCGCCTGCTTTCTTGTAGCGTTGTGCCACCATCTGAGCCTTACGGGCCGACCATTGCCCTGCGCCCGTGCCTGCTGTAGCTTCTGCCTTCACAGCATTAAAGATGCGCTTACGCAGTCCGGGCTTGGTATAGTTTCCCGCAGCATTCACTTTGGATTCCCCACCAGCAGCCATCTTCTTGGGCTTCTTGCCCGCTGCTTTCATAGCAATAGCGGTGGCTGCTTGTTGTGCCAACCCACCACTTTTGTACTCAGCAAAGTCGGTGTTATCCCGACGCGCTTTCTTCTTCGCGCCGGGCATCTTGGATGGGTTGATATCACCCATGCCGCGAGAGGCAATCATAGATATCGACCTTTGGTCTTGCCACGTTGAGCACAACCATCTGCACGACTAGACGCGCTGGAGACTGAACCGCCTTTAGCGTACTTCACCACTTTACCGTCTTTCACGTACGTACCATGTTTCTCTTCTTTTGCCCCAAGGCTACTTACATAATTCCCAATAGCGGAAGGAATGCCCTTTATGGTATCCATTGCTGCTTTACGGC